TCCATTCCTTATAGGACAGCAACTATTCCTTTAATATATGGTAAGGGATTTGACAAGCACTGGGAAGTTGCTAATTTGGCAACCGATCTTGATGTTCTCGTAAAGAAAGGTGCGTGGTACTCTTATGATGATAAGAACGTGGCTCAAGGTGAGCTAAACATGAGGGATTACCTTAAAGAAAACGACGAGTTTTATCAAGAAATAAGATCTAAAGTTTTGGAAATGGTGGGGCTAATATGAGTAAATTTTCAGAGGACGTCCATAAAGTTTTAAAGCAGATCTTTCCGTATTTCACTATAACGTCTGAGCATTATGTAAATTATAAGACGAGTCGTTTATACTTTGATTTTTGGATTCGCGAATTGAATATCTTTTTTGAGGTACAAGGCCAGCAACATCAGGAATTTAATAAACATTTCCATGGTGATGTGCACGGTTTCAGAGCCTCGAAGAAACGTGATAATCTAAAAAAAGAATGGATAGAAAAGTATGGACATCATTTGGTAGAGATTTTTCCAAATGACAAGATCGAAAAGTTTCACATTATGCGAAAGATTTATAAAGAGATCGGATATGAGATGCCGAAAAAACGCAGAAGAAGAAAAAAGAAAAAGGTGGTAAAACACGATGGCCAACATCAGAACAAAGGAAAAAACGTTAGAAGACAGCCGAAAAGATAAAGACTGTCAAGAGTTTACACCTTTGAATGATGGCACATTAACTGGCGATTGGAGATACTGCCAGTTATCTTTTGTTTGCCAACAAATGCATCCTAATGAGGCTGGGATTCTAATAGGATGTATGAGTCATCATTTAATGGTAGTCGATCCAGATGATCCTGGTGATGAAATCTTCGCAGCATTTTGTACTGGCTGTCTACCCAAAGATGAGAGAGATGACGATAGCGGCAAGTTTCAAAAAAACCGTTTGATTATTGCGGGGGACGATTAATGAGCGAAGAAAAGAAAAATGTAATACAACACATGAATGAACATGCGGAAAAGCTTTCACTTTTTAAGATTGATACTGATGATAGTCTTATTGAGAAAGCCAAGAGCTTGCCCGTTCGTGAGTTGGAGACTATCGACAGCCTTACTTTGTCAAAGTATGTTATTGTTTTGTCTCAGTATTTGGTGTTTTTAACATCTCAAACAAACAAATCGAGAGTGATGTATAAGATTCATTCTAGAAAGTTTGATATGCTCTTATACAAAGCTATTAAAGGCACTCCAGGAAAAACTTTGACCGAGAAAAAGGCGAATGCTATGGAAGGAAACGAAGCACTTCAGTATCAAGAAGAGCAAATGCACATTTTTGATTTAGAAGTCGAGGTTGTAAAAGATATTGAAAAGAATATTACTCTTCTAGTTAATGCTATTAAGAGAGAGCTTACTCGTAGAGAAGCTGAGATAGGTGCGACACGTGTATCAAGGCGAATGTAGGAGGCCAAATTGGCGAAAATAAGAAAGCGTTCTGACTTCTGTGATCCAGGGTTAGAAAGGCGCGCACTAACATGTGCGATGCAAGATAAAGATCATTTTCTGACTGTCATGGCAAAGACAGAGATCAATGATTTTTTAAGTGATGAACATCGTGTTTTTCTTAGTTTATTAAGTTCTTTGTATGGCCAAGGCGTGGAGAAGTTTGATCCAGCTGTTGTTCAGACAGAGGCAGGATTGGCTGGCTTATTAAACAGTGTTGGTGGTGATGATTATATAGACTTGATCACCGAAACGCCGGTAGAAGCCGACAATTTAAATGTCTATATAACAAAGATACTAGACATTAGTAAGAAATGGAAACTTTACAATCAAAGTAATCAGTTGTTAAAAGATGTGTGGGATAACCGTGAACCAACAGAGGATAACAAAACAGCTTGGGACCTAATTGCTAGTGCTGAGAATGTGCTTCTTGATCTTAGTTTAGATGCTACTGCTCAGATTGGCCCGATCAACGTGGCTGATGGTATGGACGAGTGGTTTGAGAATAGGTTAACTAATCCTGTTCGTATTTCAGGCCTGTCTATGGGATTACCTCTTGTTGAAACATTGATAGACGGCCTTCGCAAAGGCGATTTGTATGTTATCGCCGCCGTCAAAAAAGTAGGTAAAAGTACTATGTTAATGAACATTGGCTCGCATGTTGCTTACAAACTTGGTTTACCTATATTGATGGTTGATACAGAAATGCAAACATCTGAAGGGTCAGATGTTACAGAGCTTGGTAAGTTTAGAACACGCTTAGTTTCACATGTTTCTAGAGTTCCTGAAAGAAGGATTATGCATGGCCAGGTAGACGAGAGAGAACAGCGTCTTGTTCGAATGGGAATTGACATAGCAAAGAAGGGCCAGTTTTATCACCAGTATTTGCCAGGATTTTCTGTGGATCAGGTCATCTCTCTTTTTAAAATGTACAAAGCAAAGTACGATATCCAACTTGGTATCTTTGATTACATTAAGATGCCGTCGAATGCGGATACAAAGTCGCAAAAGGAACATCAAATCTTAGGAGAGTTAACCACTCGATTGAAAGATCTGGCAGGACAACTGAATATTCCTATACTTTGCGCGGCACAAGTAAATAGGTCAGGCGAAGTCGCTGATAGTGACAAGATCGAACGTTTTGCCGATGCTATTATGATCTTTGATTATAAGTCTGACAAGGAAATAGAAGCCACTGGAATTCAAGGTGGAAGGTATAAACTTATTATCCGACGCACACGCGGCGGCGGCGAAACACCAAAAGAAGGAATTTCTATAAACTTTAATAAGCCAATTTTAACACTAAGAGAGGCTGAAATTCAACCTCATGATTATGAAAACTGGGTTCATGGAGACGACTTCGGTGGAGAAGACTACGGAAAGGACGAGGGCTTAGACTTTGAGGAAAAAGAATTCTGATAGAGACACAATAAAAGAACTTATAAAAGAATCTGTAGACCCTGAAGGGCTAGTCGCATCTCTTGGAGTACGCGTTTCTGGTAGGAACAGTAGAGAGATAAGAGGAACATGTCCAGTACATGGTGGCGATAACCCAACATCTTTTTGCTACAGACGAAAAACCAAGACTTGGATTTGTTTTTCGCATGGCTGTCATGAAGCATGTGGAAGGGATTCGATAGGACTTGTGATGGGTGTTCTACAAGTAGGATTTAAGGACGCTTTGGTATATCTATCCGGTCTTACTGGTATTTCTATTGAAGCCGACTCTGACATGGACGTTGGATTGATTAGGCAAGACATAGAGAAAAAGAAAGCCATTGAGAAATACAAAAAGAAAGCCGAAGTATATATGCCACCAGAAGATGTGACCGAAGAACATCTTGAAAACTTTATACAAATGAGAACCAGCTACTTCAATAAAGAAGAGAACGGAGGATTCTCAAATGAGCTTTTGGATGAGTTTGAGATAGGCGGCAGTTACTTTGATGCTGCAGGATTTAAAAGAGAACTTATTCCAATTAGAGATAGTAGTGGAGAGTTAGTTGCGTACAGCGCTCGCGCGATACAAAAAAATGTCGAACCTAAGTACCGATTAACGAACGGATTTAAGAAAGACGATGTCCTATATAATTTACACAAAGCTTTACCACACGTATCAGCTAAAACAAACGATACTATAATAGTAGTAGAAGGATTTAAAGGCGTGTGGTATTTGCATTCGCTTGGATTTGATAACGTTGTAGCATGTATGGGAAGCAGAATCACTCCAGGTCAGGCAAGGTTGTTATGTAAATATGCCCGAAACGTAATTTTATTGTTTGATGGTGATGAAGCCGGACTGACAGGTATGAAAGCTTTCGATGAGGATTTTGGACACAGAATAAAAGTAAAACAGATAAAATTAAACGACGATAAAAGTCCAGACGATTATCCGGTAGAGGAACTTTTAACCTTATTAGAAAACATTCCACATTAAGGAGGAAATTATGTCAGAAGAACAAACAGGTACCAATTTCGTACAACTGGAAGGTGAATTGCTATGGCCAGAATTTAAAGCAACTGCCACAGGAAAACTCTTTTGCAAATTCAAGATGGCTATCCCTTTCAAAACGAATGATGGCACAGTGCTAAAAAGCTATGTAAAATGTGCCGCTTGGGAAAGTGTTGCAGAAGCTTTGCAAGCAGTAGAGCAGGGTTCGTGGCTTAAGGTCACAGGCCGTTACAATGAAAGATCTTATGATGGAAAGTGTAAGCACTGCCATAGTGCTGAAAAGAAGTACTGGACTGAGGTAGTTATTGACAACTTTGTAACAGGAGCGTGAAATGTCTAAGAAAAAGAAAAAGGATGAGGAGTTAGAAGTCAAAGTGATAGGATTACCTAGTGCTATTTTGCTTCCGGCAAGACGTTATAAATTCAAACCAGAAGCAAAACATCACGTAATAAAAATTCCAAGAAAAGGTACCTATAAAGACATCGACCCAGAAACCTTTACTGAAAAAGACGGAGCATTTGATTTTGGCAAAGACGATACTATTTTTATGCCAGCAGTTAACAAAGTGTTGTTCGCTACAAAAAAGTATCCAGACTTGCTTGAGAATCAGGCTTTTGCGCTACTTGGTCTTAAGCTTATGAAGCGGTCACTTGAAATTATAGGAACCGTTATCGAATTCTTGGAAGTGGAG